TCGTGGCTCCGTGTCTTCCTCCGTCCGTGCGCTGTGCAGTCAGGATGTGAGAGTGTCTAGCGCGTGTTTAGTCGCGTCATTTCTCTACTGTAACCGCGTCCACCGGGATCTCGCCCCTGTCCCGACACGACGCTCTTACGAGCTCAGCATGATTGTGCTGAAGCGATGCTGCTTGTTACCCATCAACGCACGAGTCAACTCATTGATTTGCCCTGCGGCGTAATCAGGAATCTCATCAAGGCTACCACCCAACGCTGCTTTAAATGTTTCAAAGTCCGTAGCAGGTGCAGGTAGTATCACCGCCACATTAAGTGGAGGGTCTTCCTTAAAGTTAAACGTCTCGGGTACACGAAGAATAGAAGCAACGTCAGCAGTTCTAGCAGGGTCGGCATCAAGTCCATGCTCATGACACACAACTTTAAGGCGGTCAGCTACAGGCTTCCATTGCTGTTTTGTTATGTCAGCAGTTAAAGGCCAATAAGCGTGAACACCACGTCCTGAGTCAACGAGGTATGGTCTTGGTAATCCGGCAGCATCACAAAAAGCTTTGAGTGCATTAACACCTTCGGCTTTATCTTTGTATGGCTTACTTTCACCACAATCAATATCTAGCCAAAATGCACGGACAGCTTTTATGTTGTCGCCAGTACGAGTTTTCTTAGCTTCGTATTTAGCACATGCGAAGTATGCGTCGTAATGCTTTGCTACTAAATCATCTATTTCTTTTTCAGCTTCTTCTAAGGTCTGCACGAATATTTGTTTCGGCGTCCCTGTCTTCTTTAGTCCAACTATGCAGTACCATCCCTCAGACGAGAGGACTGCAGACAGTAAGTCTGTTTTTGCCATTGCTAGTGTCGTCCCATCTGACGGTTATATTTTGAATCTAGCTTTTGCTAATACCTCGGCGATGGCTTCAGCATGCGCTTTACGAGGCAACCATTCCCCAGAAAACCATTTGTAAATGGTCATCCGGCTTACTCCAAAATACTCGGAGATATCTTTTACTGGAATGTCTTTATGTATGCAGAACCGCCCCAGCATTACACCGGGGCTTTCTGTACTAGCAGCTAGGTTCGCCTTTATGATGCTCGAAGCGTACCCACGTGGTTCCATGATTACGCATCGTCGTCAGAAGCCCAACTATTGATTACGTCCGCAAAGTCTTTTTTAGCTGCAGGTTCAGCATTTTTCTTCGACGTACGTTTTGTAGGCTCACTAACTTCCTCCGCTTTAGGTTCAACCGAGGGTGCAGGTTTAGCCAAAGTTTTCTTAGACGCACCGTCAGTAGTCGCTGGGGTCTGCGATATCGCCGCCTTAGCTGCAGCGGAGTTTCCTTTTTCTGTCGCAATTTCCCACTCCTCTCTGGTTAAGAAGCGAATCGGTTTGAAGGTCAGCTTAGGTGTATCAGAGTCTGAGTCAAGACGCATTTCGGTAACGAGAGTATTAATGCTCTTACCTTGTGAACCAACATACTTAGCATACTGTTGGAACGGCATCTTGTCTGAGTCACCACGACCGAAAATAGAAGTAGCAGGTAATGTTAATTGGTACACATCGCCTTTAATATCGTCAGCCAATACTACTGCCAAGCGTTGTTGGAATCGGCAAGCACGTGATTCACCTTGACCAGAACCTTTGATGTTCTGTGGGCAACCATCGCATGAACTGTGCTGTGGGTGTTCAATACTAGCGTCTGGTTTATTGCCATCATTAGACCAACAATCCGGAGCAGCAGTTTCACCCGCTACATACTTACCTGCATAGAATTGACGTGCGATATCACGACCGCCATTTACAACAACTACATTCATTGCACGATTTTCGTTCTTAGCAATTTCTTCACCTGCAACCATCAAACGAAATACGCTACCACGAATTGATATACGTTTTGTTGATGTGTTACCTGCAAGTGCTTTAGTAAGATCATCAAGCTCAACGTCTTTTAAATAGTCAGGTAAATTGTTTGATTGAAATAGAGTAATGTCACTCATGTTGTTTCTCCTAAGTTACTTACGTTTAATGGTAAATTCATATTCACTATCTACATGAAGTCCGGGTGGGTGTAGATCAGGGTTCCCATCCATAAATTCTTTCATATTAGTTTGATGAATACGTTTCTCTAACAACCCCATAGCATCATTATCTTGCATGAAGCCATAAAAACTTTCCCAGTCATTAGTCCAGTAGCGATTCTTAACTGTACGATATGCAGTGAAGTCAGGGGTAGAAAAAGTTGTTGCGCCTGTCTCTTTAGATAATTCAAGTAACTTGTGTTTAAGCACCTTCATTTGTTCTTCGAGTTCGGCAGTGCTATCTTTATAAGCACGGTACAGCTCTTCTTTCTTATCGCGTATTTTTACATACGTCTCAATAATTTTATCTATGGGTACTTCCATAACTAACTCCTTCTCGTTAAGGTCTATTTATTCTACTCCTATTCTTTACAATGTCAAGAGGTTTCAGCAATTTCGTTCTTATATAAATCAATTATTTTCTTGTGGATTTCTAACTTACCTTGAAGCATCGCATATAGTTTTGTTTCTACTGGACTGCCTTCGATATGCACAACAGTAACAGGATTCTTTTGTCCTTGTCTATGCGCACGTGCATTTGCTTGTAAGTAGAACTCTATGGATGTTACTGGAGCATACCAGATGACTACATTCGCTGCGGTTAGTGTTACACCATGTGCTGCAGCTTGCGGTTGTATTAACAAAACCTTTGGGTCTTTCTCTTCTTGAAACTTTTTAAATATTTCTGTACGTTTAGTAACAGGCACTTCACCGTTAATAATTTCACTAGTAATACCATTCTTAGTTAAGAACTCTTTTAATAATGCTAACGTATGTGTGAACGGCACAAAGATAAGAACCTTTGCTGTAGCTTCTTCGATAACTTCTAGTATTGCATTGAGTCGGTTAGATACATCAAACTCAACAACGTTTCTGTTATCAGAGTACACAGCACCGCATGATATCTGTAATAGTTTTGTTAGGTTAGCAGCAGCATTGACTGCCGACACATCTTCACCAGCAGCACTTATTAAAAAGTCTTTCTTCAACTGGTCATAGTATTTCTTTTGCTGCGGGGTCATAGGTGCTATACGAGACACGTGTGTTACTTCAGGAAGATCAAGACATTCTTCCTTTGTATATCTAATAGCAGGTTGCAACATACTATGCACAATCTTATCTGCGTTTGGTTTAGGTATCCATTTGAATATGGTTAGCTGATACATGACGCTATCACGGAACGCTCCGAACAGAGTCGGCGTTTTCTCAGGCACGCACATCTTGGCGAGTCCATAAGCATCAAGTGGCGATTGCGCTGCAGGTGTACCAGTCATCATCCACAACCAAGTCTTTGGTGTGATTACTTCACGCAGTGCTTTGAACCTTTTAGTTTTTGCGTTCTTGTACGCATTTGCTTCATCCACAATAACAAGATCAAACCCACCATTTTTAATTTCTTCTTTCACAATATCAATGCCATCAAAGTTAATGATGACAAACTCTGCCATACCGTTAATAATTTCTTTACGTTTGGCTCTACCGCCGTATGCAACATCCACACTACGATGAACTGCAAACCTAAACAAATCCCCCTGCCATGCAGACTGCATGATTGATAGGGGACAAATAACAAGCACTCGACGCACTATGCCCAGAGTCATTAAGAAGTCAGCAGCCCATATAGATGATGCTGTCTTGCCTGTACCTTGTTCGTTAAAACAAAAAGCGCGTTGATGCACAGATAAAAAAGAAGCAGTGTCTCTTTGGTGGTTCATAGGGGAGAACAACCCGGGCCAGTTATAGTCTCTCAGTATCGTAGAAGGAACTTTCTTAATACCGAGCTTGGCTAATGTACGAGCTTCTTCATGCCCCCACATAACTACAACCTCTGAAACATCTGCTTGCTTACCAACTACCTTGCTTCGTTTGATTGTCTCTGTAATACGGCTTGGAAACTTAGTGCGTACTACTAAAAGTTTGTTATCAACTATCTGCATATTATTTTGGTTTGTGGTTTGATTTACGTGCGTACGATCTGTTGTCGTGTGCGCTCTGCACACGCAGATTACCTTTAGCTGTTTTGCCACCTTTAGATAAAGGCGTCTTATGGTCTACGTCTTTACCGTCACCCTTGTGGACGAGTCCAGCGGTCTCCATTATCCTTCGGGCTTTGTTTCTCTCGGCTCTCTTCTTCTTTACTTTCTCCGTGCCGTCGTAGTTTTCGTACTCGTGCTTGTATGGCCTCGGTTTGTTTACGTATGGCATCTTGTATCTCCTCTTTATATAGTGAAACGTAAATTGATAAAAGTAAAAACATAATACCAAATGCTACACCAATAACAAACCCAGACACCCATACAATCACATTATATGTAGACATTATTTCTCCTTTTTTGGTTTGCTAGCATATTTGCTAACTGTTATACGGTCTAGGCAGCTTTTGCATACCCATCGTTTTATCTTGCTACTTTTGAACGCCCCTCCCTCGAGGGGTTTGTCCATTTGGCAAGTAGTACAATATTTTCTCTCAGGCATCATTTTTTCTTCGCCACCTTTTTAACTACCTTTTTCTTTACGGCTTTCTTCTTTGCATCTATCCTAGCTGCGGCTTCTTGGGCTAGTCGTTTGTTCTCGGCTTGTTTAGCGGCACGTCTAAGATTAGCTTCTTCTCTCTTAGCCGCTTCTGCTTTCTCTTCTTCGGTCAGCCACTCACGTTCGCCTTCTCCTGCTACCCATCCGGCAAACATCCAAGCTACTGAAGGGTGTGTCCAATCTGGCTGTGTTTTATTTGTAGCTACAAACCAAGCAATGAATTCTTCTCGGCTTACTTTGAAAGGGTTAAGAGCAGCTTTTCGTTTTTTCTCTTTGTCCTTCTGCATTGCCTTCTCAGGGTCTTTAACATCATCGCCCTTTATACGGTCTTTTTTATTAACCATTCTTTTTACCCCCAACAAAATACACACTGTCTCTACGTCTAAATCTTGGAACTTGCTCGTCTTGCACATAGCGAACAACGCACTCGGTGTAGTTAGTGGTTGGTAACATAACAGGCTCGTCAAAGAATATACGTTCTTGCATTGCCTTAGTAGGTTTGTGGTACGGAGGGTTAGGGTAAAACTTATTCGGTGTCATCATCTGCACTAAATAAATAGCTTGGTCTACTGCCTCTCGTTGTTCCTTAGAACCTTTCTTGTAGTTATTAGCTGCTGATTTAAGTAACATCTGTTGTTGTTCTGATAGCATTTCTTTCTCCTATAGTTTTAATAAAGCACTTACTACATTATTTATCTTTGATGGTAACGATGTTTTGTATCCCATAATCAAAGAATATATAAATCTTTCTTCAGGTGTTTTGTAGTTAACGTAGTGCTGCGGTTGGTAAAACTTCCCTATCTCGACGGGCGGCTCTTTTACAAACTGGCCTTTTTTAAGCATAGTGTCCTCCTAGTATTGACTCCTACCATTATGTTCGCAGTCTTTGACTGCACAAAAATTACGACACGTGAAGTTCGGTCTTGGATTCCACACGTCGTGTTCAAACGCTGCTTCTAATCTTTCTACATCGTTAATCCACTTTATCCACGCATCGGGCTGTTGATCTGCGGTGAACCCGGCGGGTACTAAGTCCTCTACTACTAAGAACAACAACCCCGCTTTGATTTTTTTGACTTGCGGGAAGTGTTTGAAGGTAAGCAAGGAGAGGAGTTCAAGTTGCTTTCTATCGGCATACTGGCTGCTCTTACTCGTTTTGTAATCAATAATCCGTGCGGTTTCGCCGTTAATAACGAGTAAGTCCACAATCCCCCTAGCCCACACATCAGGGTCATTAAACGTACAAGGTGAAAAATCTTTCCGTAATCCCATTTCGTATTCACAATACTTATCTCCTTTCAGCTCTTTCATCGCATCCAGTTGCTTTTGGAACTGCGAGAACTTCGCTGGTATAGGTGTGCCATCACGGATATATTCTTCCGCAGCTTTGTGTACCGCAGTGCCATATAGCAGGTGTGTTTGCTCTGGCTCAACAATATCTTTTGCTACACGCAGTCGGTAATACTTACGTGGGCATTGAACAAACAAAGATATAGAAGAATATGACCATGTGTATTTCATTTTTTAGCTTTCGTAGTTTTCTTCGCTACTTTCTTCGCTACTTTCTTAACCGCCTTCTTTACTGCTTTCTTTTTTACTACGGGGTCGTCTTTGCGTACCTTTACTATCTTGACAGCAGATGAATTGCACTTGCCTGTATCTGGGTCGTACAGTGAACCAGTTACTATGTCGGCGTATCTCCAACCTTCAAAGGTATCTATCCTAGCCATCTTTCTAATTAAGCGTTCACCATACAAACTTACTTCAACAAGGTATCTAGGAATTCTATTTTCTTTATGCAGCTTTACTAACTTAATCATATAGTTCTCGCATACGCACCCGCCCTATAGATCGGAGGAGCACACGTCTGAACTCCAATCACCGATGTACCGCGTCTGCCATCGTCTGCTTTATACGTAGTATGCCACAATGGCGTGCTTGATGGCCAGCCCGACCGAGGCCCAGCCTCACGTACTGCCGAACGCCTCGATCAAAGCGAACGACCCGCTAGGCACGGGCGCCCCCACCTGGCAGGATCTCCA